CCATTGTAACGGTCATCGGCGCACCAGAAGCTGAGCCTGTGAGTTTCACAGTGTAGGAGTAAACTGCTCGAGTAACTGTACCAGCGGAGTACAGAAATGAGTAACCAGGTCCTAGGACGGTGTTTGGATCGATGTAGGGGCCAAGTTGGCAATTCGCCAATGAAAGACCTCCAGGAACAAAGGCGGTGGAAGCTCCTTGCCATGCCATGACGACAAGGAAGGTTCCACCGGTTAGGCTGGATGGGAAAGTAAGGTCAGTGAGACTGGTAGCGACAGTGAAGGAAGAGTCCGGTGTGAAAGTGAGATTGGTGGAAAAGGGTGCTGCATTGGTGATGCCGGTTGTACCTTCAGCGGAGCAAGTGAGAATGTTCCTGCCGAGGATAGAGCCATAAAGTTGTGGCTTGTAGAGTGTGATGTCAAAAGACAACCATAGCTCACCAACGAGCTGTGAAGCAGCGCAACCCGATGTAGCTACGTATAGATTTGCGAAGTCGTAGAATCGTAGAGAGTCTGAGGAAGATACTGTGCCGGAGCGAACGTAGTAATTGAGGAGGGGTCGTTCGCGGGTTTTGCATTCAAGAGGGTGTATAAGAGAAGTAGCAGTATTACCGGTGGTAGCAAATTCGCTGTTAGCCAACTCAACTTTGGATGCATACGGAGGATCCAAGACGTCATAGTCTGTTGCAACCATGACGCTACCTAAGGATGCTGTCCCGGAGTAGGAGGATGAGAGGGAGTTAACGACGGCGACGATGCCGTTTGGACGCCACTCATCGAATTGGCTAGCAAATCCGGAAAACCAGGGGAAGGATCCGAAAAGACCAGGGTTGATAGAGTACTTTGTGATACTAAATGCACCTGCAGTTGTTGAAGCAACAATCTCGCCAAGATATTCACGGTGGGTGATGCGAATTCCACGTCCCGTATTTGAGAATTGGGGAACGTTACCAGAAGAGAGGGTTTGGGAGTGAGTGTAGAGAGAGTTAGATGCAACTGTATAGTCACCGGTTCCTGCGATGCGACCGACGAATTTACCAATGTTGCGTCCAACACGTTCACTACCGAGCTTACGGCCAACTGCTGAGCCTCCAGATTCGAGAGGATGGTCGATAATTTGCTTGACACGTTTGACTTTCTTGCCGACTCCATCTACCTTGGCCTGGAGCGTTTTGACTTTGTTTGCGACTTTTTCAAGAGATTTAAGAGCTTTCATTAATTGATTATTTTAGAAAACGTTGGACCCACCACAAGGTCCATGGTTTTCAATTACCAGGAAAACTGGTTCCTTTCTTGTGTTTAGTGCGCGCTGAGGTGGCAAACGATTTGGGTTTCTCAGCGGGTGTGCGCTTAACACGTTTTGGGGTGACGAGCTCGTTGTCGACCACAACGTTGACGTCCACGGGTGGAACGTTAGGTGTGTCAATGAAGGGAGGAGATGAAAGCAACTCCTGTAAAGTTGTTACACTATTGACCCAACTGTTGAAGGCATCAATTTTAAAATGTGGAAGGCAGTGATGGAGATATTCATAATACCAATCGCGAGGTGGATTATTGAAAACGACATCTTGACGGGATAGCCAAGTCGTTTCCTCAGGCGTGGCAATAAGACTGCCTTTGAGGAACATCGTTTTGGTTGCGAATGGCCCAATGATGGGAGTATTTGAATCAGTAAGAAAGAAGCCAGTCATTTTATCAACTAGGATCTGTTCGGGAGTAACACCGGAACGAGGATGTGTAGTATGGAGCTTGGCCAATTGACGTGGGATGTCCGCACAGTTGGATGTATCACCTTTCCAAACGTCTGGTCCGTAGACGCGACCGAGAAAGGTGATACCAAAGTTTCCGTGTTTGATAGGGTTGGCTTTAACGTTGAGACCAATTGAGGTGCACGCTGTTTCGTACTGCTTGACATCGAGGTTGACACTGAGACCATCGTCCCCTCCATACAAACCTAGTTGAGTGAGTTTCCATGCTGAGTCGGGCAAAATAAAACCGGATCCAATAATGGTAGTGCGATGGGCTAGGTATGTGGCAAACATATTATACAGGGAGTTGAAGGCGGATGTTTCAGGAGAGCCAGAACCTCGGGCGGTGCCCTGCTGGTAGGTGGTTCCAAGAGTGCAACGCGCAGTGAGGTTATACTGATGGCGGTGCAGCTCAGAGATGAGGCTATGGTATTCAGGACGGAACGCGCGAAGGAGTAAAGATGATTCAAAGAAGCGTCCAATTTCGGAAATTGTGCCATCAAAGCGGCTGAAGTCAGTTGCGGTAACGGTAGTAGCATTGGAGCAGGTCCGAACAACACAGAGGTCAACTTCCGTGGGCGGCTTTGAGAAGGCATAGAATGGTAGAGTTTTCATCCAGTCAGAAAGGGCATATATGACCTTGGAGTATGAGACCTTGTCCACTGCGTTGTAAGTTGAGATTAACCGAGGGTCGGAGGGCTTGGCATAAGCTTCAGCTTTGATGAAAGTCGAAATTATCCTCTTAGGGTTGCCAGTGATATCTGCTTCCTCGATGATTTTTCGTTGAGATGGACGGGACTGTCGTTCAAAGACAGTTTCATCGTCCAGAACGACGAGGAAGTGTGGGGTGGGAAACAAGTGGTGAATGAATTCAACGACGACGGTGCGGAAAAAGTCGTTCATCTTGGCGTTGGAGGCCACGGCGGTGATACGTTTCTCAACAGCACGTCGTTCATTGCCTATTGTTTTATCGGGGGCATAAGCGCCATCGTAGAGTGGGGACATGAAAGCTAGCATCGAAGGTTTGGCATCAGGGTCATAGTTGCCAAACTGGTATCTACGTACGGTGGGTTGCACATAGGGATTAGATGCAACACGACAAGGTGTGGGTTGATTGAACATTACACGAGTGAAGCGAGACACAACATATATAGCGTACTCCGTGGGAGTCATCTTCAAGGTTGATGCGAGGTGATAGTCATATAACGTGGACGATGTTTCTTTATTTGTGAGGTTGCTATCTACGTCCTTGTACAACAGGGTTTCGATAGCTGCACGAGTGAAAGACTTGGTGTTTGCTGCAATGTTTGCTATGGTATCATCAGTGTGTGCAGGAATAGTTGCACACACAAACTGGTTTGGGACGCCCGTGGACATCTTAAGGCCGTCCTTCGTTGAGACCAAAAGTCGGTGGTGTGTGCCACGTAACAGGTCAAAGCGCTTTAGGACAGGTGTGCTCAAGAAGTATTGTGCTAAGATAGATAAGAAGTTCAAACGAAGGGTAGGTGCAAACAAGATCACATCATGGTTAGAGCAGACTGTAATACGGTCGACAAGGTAGAGACGCGCGGAATAGGGAATACCAAAACATGTCTTAATGCACATTAAATTGTCGAAAGTATAATTCCAAACTTTATGCTCGTAGATCGCGCCGCCAGAAACATAATATCTGACGGTAGATTGTCGGTCAAAAGTAAAGGAATAGTCACCATCGTTGTGGGCAACGGTGTGAGGCTGGAACGTTGAAATCAATACAGGGTTGTCATTGGTGGAAAGAAAATTTGGCATATCCAAGTACATATCAACATCCATAAAGCACAGCAAATGCTTATTGGCTAGGAAGTCATGCTGCGGGCGAACGGATGCGTCTTTAGACCAAAACCAAGCTCGATAACCATCATGTGATGCTCTTTGATCGGCGTTTGAGCTCTGATAAAAATAGGGCTCAAGGCCACACGAGGCAGCAAGTTGTGAGGCAAACTTGGTTGCACTGTCACGGTAAGCGGCAGCACTGCCATGTGAGTGGTTTGGGATGGGCTTAACGGTAGGCATGGGGGTGTTTGAGAAAGCGTTGCGGTACAGTGAGCTTGGCACTAAAGGTGATCCGACGGAACTTAAGTAGATGCTTAACCACACGCGCCATTTGGTGTAAATGTTGCTCAAGTAGTAAATAATTAAAGCAATCCAAATGGGAGATAGGAAAAACAAAATGTTGATAAGGACGACTCTCGCGTATGTGGGGTCATCATCACAAACGTCGTACGTTTGGTGTGAGAAGGTGAATGCTCTGATCCAAGATCTCGTTTCCTTAGCCACGACCTTGTACTTGTAGAGATGTACAATGAGGTGGTTTGCTATATCACCATATAAGCTTGGTGAATAGAGCTCTGGAGGGGGCACTTCATACTCATAAAAGGAATCATGAAGAGGGTAGACCCAATTGCGCACGTCACGGTAATATGCGCGTGAGGTGCACCAGATGTTCGTAAGGAAAGGCTCAGTGGCATAGCGAAAGGAAGGCCAGGAACTGAGCGGTGGTTTGTTGCTGTCTGGAGTAACGCCAGACAAATCTAGCTCATGCCATAGGCGGCTGAAGTAGATTGAACTCATAGTGAGGGTAGGGCAATACGATTGTAAGAGGT